CGCCACTGGCTGACTTCCTCGCCGCGCACGGGCACGAACTCACGCGGCCCGTCCGCACCATCGCCGAGCTGGTGGAGCGCAGCACGCGTGAGGAGGTCCGCGCGGTCGTGAGCATGCCCCCGCGGCATGGGAAGACCAGCACGTTCCTTCACGCGTTCGCGTGGTTGCTGACCCTCGACCCGATGAGGACGCATGCGTTCGCGACGTACGCGCAGGAACTCGCCAACTCGAAGTCCCGCACGGCGCGCAGGCTTGCCCGCGACGCCGGCGTGGCGTTGGCTGACGACGCGCAGAACGTCCGCGAATGGCGCACCAAGCACGGCGGCGGCCTCCTCGCCACCGGCGTCGGCGGTCCCCTCACCGGCCAAGGCATCACCGGGTTGGGCATCGTTGACGACCCCGTGAAGAACCGCCAAGACGCCGAATCCGCACTCATCCGGCAGCGCACGTGGGAGTGGTTCACCGACGTGTTCTACACCCGATTGGAACCTGGCGCATCCGCCATCATCGTCGCCACGCGCTGGCACCAAGACGACCTCTCAGGCCGCTTGCTTGCCGACGGGTGGGAGGGCATCAACCTCCCCGCCCTCGACGACGAAGGCGCCGCACTCTGGCCCGAGCGTTACCCGCCCGAACGCCTCACCGAGATCCGCGAGCAAGTCGGCGCGTACACCTGGGCCAGCCTCTACCAAGGCGAGCCCGTACCCCGCGGCGGCGCCGTCTTCCAAGGCGTCACGTCGTTCGACACGATCCCCGAGGGCGCGTACCGGGAAGGCACCGGCTTCGACGCCGCGTACACCGCCAAGACCCACGCCGACTACAGCGTGGCCCTCAGCGGCCGCTTGGCCGGAGACACCATTTACCTAACGGGCATGACCCGCGCGCAAGCCGACC